CAGGTTGATCTCTTGATCAGGAACAATAGGAATACTGTTCATGTATTTGGCGATGATAAGGACTGCTTCAGGAATAGAAGCAGGTTTCAATACAACATACAAGCTATCGTAAACTTTACGCATCACCATTGTAGGATCGTTGTCCATATTCTGAACAACCCAATTCTTAACATCAGTAAACTTTTTCTTCTTCAAGGACGAAAGTAAAGTGTCAAGATTGACATCAGCAACATCCACAAGAATAGCAGACGTAATAGCACCAGTAGCGGCATAGCGTTGGCACTCATTAATAAGACGCCTCCAGTCAGGATAATAACGCTTAGTAATTTTAGCGAGAACTTTGTCTTCATACTCTACATTCTCGTTAGTAAGAATAGTTTTCAAACGGGTAAAGAACTGACCCTGCAAAGCTACTGCTTGTTCAGGTTTGATTCTAAAATCAACAACAGTGCATCGAGAATGCAACGGTTCAATAATCTTGTTAATGAAGTTGCATGTGAAGATGAAACGACAGTTTCCATGAAACTCCTCTACAGCGGTCCTCAAGGACAACTGAACATCGTTAGTTGTGTTGTCTGCCTCATCGATGATAACGACCTTATGAGACGCTCCAGAGGTCAGAGAGACAGTAGTAGCAAACTGACGGACTCTGTTCCTCACAGTGTCTAGGAAGCGTCCCTCATCAGATCCATTGATCACGATGTAAGAAGCACCAATCTCTTCACACAGCGCCTTAGCAATGGTTGTCTTGCCGACGCCAGCAGTGCCATTCAACAGCAGGTTAGGAAGCTCTCCTTGATTGACGAAACCCTGAAACACTTCTTTGGTGTTAGCAGGAAGGATACAATCTTCAACAATGTTTGGGCGGTATTTCTCCACCCACAAAAACTCTTTGCTCATAATAAATTATTCAAAAATAGGAAGGATGCGTTGTCTCATTTCTTTGAGTTGTTCTAAGTCATTCCCATACTCACCCATGTTCATGTAAACACAATCAATATAGCGTAAATCGTTACGCTGTGCATCTAGAGTAAAGGAATCGCAATACTCAAGAATCTCATATGGTACATCAACTTGCCTGTCATAATCAATAGTCACAATCAAATCCAATCAGGTTTACGTTCTGGAGCACGAAGATAGTTGGTAGCTACCCAAGGTTTAGATGCAATATACATTTTGTACTTGCTGTAGATGTCAACAGTATCATACTTGAATTCATCAGGACCTGCAAAGACAAAAGGTGTATGCATAGTATTGTCTGCTGATGGTAAGAGATGTGTTATCTCTAGTAGTGGTTTAGAACAAGAATGAACTTTACCGTATCTGTGTGTGTACTCAGCACATAGAGAAAGACCATGTGTAAGTAACCACCATGCATTTGCTAGAGAATCATTTGCCCAGATAGTGCAAGGATGATTACGGAATGCACCTTTCTCTGTCTTGTATGGTTGACCATCGTTACGATGTATTTTACCGTAGCTATGACCCCACTCTTCAGAGCAAACAATAGAAAGCATTTGACATGTTTCTAATGGCATCTTGACAACGTGTTTGTCAGGCAAGCACTGTGCTGAGATAGTGGGATCAGGGTCTGTTACAAATATGTTCATAGCAAATGTGATATAGAAATCACTAGGAGGAATGTAATCATAATAACTACATCCCAAGATTTTGTCCTTACGAAGTAAGGAATTGAAATACTATCACCCACTAGTTGTAATGCAACACCAAATGTTGTATTGATATGAAGGATAGTAAAGTAAGCAATAATCACAAGACCACTGCCCAACACTCTCATTGGAACAGTAACGTTCAATTGGGTTCAAGAGCAATGTAGTATGTAAGGTCAACATCATTATTAATCCACTCGGAAATTAGATGCTGAGATACCTTAACAGTATAGTCACCTGGTAGAACACGAATGTTTTCAATCTTGAGATCAAGACTAAAGGTGCCAGTAGCACAACCTGCCACAGTGATATCGTAAGTATTACTGGTATCATTTTCTTTGTCCCTGAGGATAAGTTTGATTTCTTCAGACTCCTTCTCAGAATAGAAAGTAAGATCTGGCAAACTGTAAACAGCAGATGCTTTTTGCAAAGCTACAAGATCATCAGAAGAAAGATTAAACTCTACATCAGAACCAGGAAACTTTACATTTTTTTCTGGAGCAGACTTGAGCGTAATTTCAGGATCCGAAAAATAATACTTAGCAGACTGACGACCGCCACGGATAGAAACAAAATCGCTAGATGTGAATTCCAGTTGAGGATCGTTAAACAGAGAAATACCGCTAAGGAACTGACTGAGATCATAAATTGCGAAGTCACTAGGAAATACTTCTTCGCCAGTGAATTTTGCCAGAATGTTTTCTGCATTGCTAATGGTTCGTACTGTGCTCCCTTGACGAAATACGATTGACGAATTGATCGTAGAAAAATTCTTAAGGACATCTAGAGTTTTTCTGGAAAGGATAACTTTGCTCATTGAGGATAGGATTCAGTAATGTTTGATTTGTCAGAGAAGTGAAGAAGGAGTAGACCGTAGTGTAAGATCTTAATGATATCACGACGGGCAGTGCCTTTCTTGTCATAGCGTGAAGCGTACTTGAGGATGTTGCAACGGCAGAATGCCTCAGCGTCTCCACATGCTTCAATCAAGTCTAACGTTTGAATGGCATCGTTGCCAGCAGAATAGTGTTGTCCATAGGTTCCTGTAATGTAATCACGTAGCTCTGCTAACAGAGCTTCTTCATTATATTTTAAACTCATCGTTCCCAAATATATTCAATATTATCATGGTAGCATTTAAATACGCTGCCGTCAATCCCCTGCATATAGAGTTCTATACCTTTGCCACCTACAATTTTAGCGGTACGGCACTGGGTGCCTCGCAAAATTACGAGACGACCCATGTAACCATGGAATTTATCAGAAAGAGACATCGCCATCTTGTTCCTCCTCTTCAGTTTGAATGTCAGCATCAATCTTATCATACAATTCGATGAATGACTGTTTAGTCTCATCATCAAAACGGTTCACGCAAACTTTGATAGCTTTCATACGGTTCTGCCAGATAGCAAATGCACGAATGATGTGAACGAGTCTACGAGTAGAGATTACCTCATCAATACCACCGTCTTTGAAAGTCTTACGGATAATGTCTGCCCAGTTGGCAAGGTTAGTACAGAACTCTTCATCAAGAACACCTAGGTTACCTGCTGCTTTCTGAAGAATTTTAGTTTCAGTAACAGGAGAAGGATACTCTTGCTCAAAAGTCAAAGCAAATCTCTCAAGGAATGCTTCATTCAATACGTTAGTACCGATGAACCTACCGTCTTCAGATCCCTTACCCTTAGTATTAGCAGTAGCAATGATGTTAAATCCTGATGTTGGTTTTACATAACGACCAGTCTTCTTAAGGAATACACCTTTGCCTTCTAGAACAGATTGCAAGCAGAGGATTTTGTTAGACGCAAGGTCAACTTCATCTAGAAGCAACACAGCTCCACGTTCCAAAGCTTCGATGACAGGACCATTATGCCAAGCAGTTTCGCCGTTAACAAGACGGAACCCACCAATAAGATCGTCCTCGTCAGTTTCAATGGTAATGTTTACCCGAATCAGTTCCCTATTTAGAGCAGCACATGCTTGCTCAACAGAGAAAGTCTTACCGTTTCCTGACAATCCAGTAATGAATGTAGGGTAGAACAATTTAGATTGGATAATTTTCTTTACATCAGTAAAGTTACCAAAAGGAATAAAATTAGGATCCTTATCAGGAATAAGGTTTTGCTCTAGAGCAGGAATAGCTGCAGGTGCTTGATAAGTTTGCTCAAGTTTTTCTTGAACCGTCAGGTTCCACTTACCAATACCTTGCTTATAAGTTTTGAGTCTCTTTTTAACAGTAGCGAGAGAGCAGTTGAAATGCTCAGATGCTTCAAACAATTGCTTGGTGTTTACCTCAGTACCAACTTTATCAGAAAGGTAAGTAACGAGGTCTTCAGTTGAAACTGGAACAGGAGCGAAAGGCATGATGTGTTTTGTTGTCTATGAATATAGTATAGGGTATGGAGGGGTCACTGACGACCCCATGTGTACCAGTTTGTCAACTGACATACTCTACGAAAGAATTGAGTAGTTTTTTGTTGGTGGACTTACTAGCAAGCATCTTTTTAAATGCACGAGAGATCTCATTTTTCTTAGCACCAGACTCAACGTTCAACTCTGTATTTTGATTTAGAGAATTACTACTAATAGCATACAGAGCAGAGAATGCTGCAGGATTAGGAATGATTGCCGATTTTTCTTTCTTCCACTGCTTTTGGATTTCAGTGTATTTTGCAAAATCAGCATAGCGTCCAACGAAACTAGACAACTGACTGCCCTGTAGAATACGGAAACCAATTACATTTACATCAGGGTTACGATCACGAACCTGCTGGATGAAGATGTTAGTGATAGTGTCATATTCAAACTCAGGATAGACACGACCAGTCTGACGATCACGAAGGCAATTGCCCCAGTCAATACGAGAAGGACGGATGATGTTCTCATCTTTATGTTCAAGATACTGCTCTCTACCATAAGCAGATTGACATCCTTCACCGTCAGTCAAGATACAAACATTAACTTTCTGAAGATCATTTTGTTTTTTGAATTCAGGAATAATGTAGTTAAGCAAAACAATAGCTTCGTTCAAAGGAGTTCCTGAAAGAGTAACACCAATTGTATTTTGGTAACCATTATAATTTGCATAATAGTTTGCTTCTCTATACAAGTTCTTACACATACGCTCATAGTTGCGAGAGTTAGAACGAGAAGAAATAAAGTTCATCAAATGAAAACATTGAGGATCAATAAAAAACTCATTCTTTTTTAATCCTTCCCAACTACGATAGTAAGAATCATAACTAACATGCTCTGGAGTTTCGCCTGCTATATTTGCTATGGCACGTTTTGCTGCAATCCACTCATTAGTAAATGCATAGACTTCAAATGGAATCTGTACTTTCTTACAGAATGCAGTGAGGTTAAGAAGTTGTTTGACAGTTGGCAATAGCTCATGCTGCATAGAACCAGACCAGTCAAGAATGAAGATCAGTCCATGGTTCTTACCATCAGGAACAACAGTTACTTTTTTGAAAATGTCTTCGTTATAAAGATAAGTATGTAACTTTGAAGTATCAAGCACACCAGTCTTAGATTGACCAGCACGAGCATAAGCGTCAGCAGACTTACGACATTCAAATTCCTTAACAAGATAGTTTACCTCTTTCTGTGACTGCTTGCGAAAATCTTGATACTGACTATCAACCTGAGAGTAAACATCATCGATATCAGATGCTTGACTATCAATCCAATCATGAAGGACAGTCCAATCTACAAGGTGGTTTTCTAGATCAACGTTTTTAGGGATCTCAATATATGTAGTGCTACGACCATAATTACGAGAGGAAAGATTTTCTGCTTTCTCATTGAAAGAACGTTGAGTTGAAGAAGTATCTCCTCCTCCAGAACCATCATCCTCTTCATCTTCATCCTCTTCATCTTCAAAAGAATCTGCATTAGATGTAGATCCTGCACCACCAAAGTTAGGTTGGATATCAGGTTGATCTTTATCTGAAGATTCTCCAGATGCTTCCTCAGCAGATTCTACTCCTTCTGCATTTTCATCTTCTTCAGTTTCTTCCTCATCAGATTGTTCAGGAGAAGCTTGAGGAATATTAGCAACCGTTTCTTCAAACTGCTTACTGAACTCATGTACGTCAACCGCAATCTGTAGAACTTCTTCAAAAGTTTCTGCGAGATCAGTACGAGCAACAAATAATTTTTCTTCAGTAGAGAAAGGAATAAGTGCATTAGCACCAATCTTAAAGTGTAGATTGATACGGTCAATCAAACTGAGTTTAGTAAGATCTTCTCCCTGAATATTAAAGAAGTCACGATCGTTTAATTCTTTGTAACCACCAGCAAAAGACTTACGAAGACCTGGATACTTACGCTTCATTAGTTTCTCGATACGAGCGTCTTCAATTACATTGACAAAATCCATAGGACAGTCAGCAATGTCTCTCCAGTCTTTGTTAGGAGTGAATAGTGCATGACCCACTTCGTGACCGACAAGCATATCATATACAATGTCTGATGCTTTGTCCCAGTTAGGGAGAGTCAAAATACGACGGTCAACGTCGAAGGAAGCTGTGTAGCACTGCTTATGCTCTACAACAAGATTCTCTGTAGCGAGAAGACGGGCAAGGTTACCTTTGATTTCTTTGTTGTTTGACATGTGTCTCTGTTGCTGATGTATACATCATAACAAATAAACAACCTAGCCAACCAGTCCGTGTGTCACTTCGTTAACTGTCACGTTGAGGGTAGAGTAGTTCTTTACCTTCTCCACAGAGATAGTACGGTCGAACTTATCGTCCATACCCTGCTTGTGACTGATTACAAACACCTTGGTGCTGTCATCAAAATTTCTTAGGATCCATCCTAGATCAGACGTACCCGATGTGTCAAGTGATCCATCAAAGATCTCATCTAAAATAAGGAGGTTAGTATCCACGCTATTCTTAAGCTTAGCAATACTACGCCAAGTGAGCAGAAGAGCGATATCAATACGAGCTTTTTCGCCTTCACTGAAACTATCGTAAGAGAACACATCACGGTATCTAGATTTGATTTGCTCCTCAAAGTTCTCGTCTAGGGTAAAATTGACATAAAACTCCATACGTTGTAAGAAATCGTTAATCAACTTATTCATAGTAGGAAGATAGGTTTTGATGATCCTAGTCTTGATACCATTATCTTTAAGGAGTTGACCCGCTGTTGTAAGAACATCACGATCAGATTTCAAACTAGCTTGTTGTTTATTCAAACTCTTTTTGTTTTCAACCAAAAGTTCTAGTTTGTTATACTCCGATTTCTTATCAACATTATCACTGTTTAATTCTACAATTTCTTCTTCAAGTGATTCCACTTGTTTACGAATTGTCATCAGTTGAAAATTGGTTTGTGAAATTGTAGTGTTGATATCATTTACTGTAGTAGAAAGTTCAGTAAATTTATTAAACCTAGTTTCTTCTTCTCCTATAGCAGAGAGGATATCATTATATCCTACAAGCATTTCATCAACTTTACCCCGACCTTCGTCCAGTTTTAGATTACGAAAATCTTCACGTAGGTCTTGTGTACACGTAGGACACACATGGTTGTTCTCAAAGAACTCAAGTTCTTTCTTACATGTGTTCAGTTTATGTGTTACCTTGATCAAGTATGTGTTCAACTTTCGCAATTTCCCGTTTGATTGCTGGTACTCATGCATTTCTTCATTAAGATTACAGATTTGTTGTGTCAAAAGAGAAACATCTTCCACACCTTGTAGCTCAGTTTTCTTATATACATCTATCTTTTCTTTCTTGCGATCAATCTCTTCTTGATTTCTCTTTTCTAAAGTAAGCATAGTTTGCTTTTGCAATTCAATCTTATCCTTTAGAAGATCTAGTTGATAATTGATGTCGCGAACTTCATCATTGTTCTCACGCATCTTATCTTTCAAAAGAACATTCATAGTAGAGAATACTTGGATATCCAAGATGTCCTCAATAATATCGCGACGTTGACCACCAGGCAGTTTCATGAATGGGATAAACGTAGAGGATCCCAACACAACAATCTGTGTAAATGATTTGTAGTTCATCTTGAGCACGTTCTGCTCAAAGTTTTTCTGCTGATCGTTTACTGAACTTTCTTGATTCCATAACTGTCCATTACAATAGATCTCAAACTTGTTAGGTTTGATACCACGAATAACTTTGTAGTCTAGCTTACCAATACGAAACTCAATCTCGACTACGCAATTTTTTTCATTAATACTATTAACTAGAGACCCTTTACTAATCTTGCGAAATGGTTTTGCAAACAGCGAAAAAGTAAGAGCATCTAAAATGGTGCTCTT